TGTAGAGAACAATGTAACACCGTCACCACCAGTGTAACCTGATGTGAAACCGTTGTTCAAAATGTTCGCAGCTTTAACCTGCTTAGTGTAGGCCATAGAACGAGCTAGAGCCTTAGTGTAACGACCAGACAAGCTGTCATACAAGTTGTCTTCGATAGCTTCTTCAGTCAAGCTGAAACCTTGAGCAATAGTCTCATGGTTGTAGCGAGCTGTCCAAGCTTCTTGACCGTTGTCATAAGCAATTGCAGCACCTTCGTTTTTCACTGGGGCAGCTGTAAAGCCAGACAACTTAGTTTCTTCTTCGAAAGAACGCTCTGAAGTTTCTGTTTCGAAGATTTCTTTATGCTCTTCACCGTATTTGGCATACTCCAAACCAAACAAAGCGTTAAGACCAGGTAATAGCTCTTTTAAGAGCTGGGCGCGAGAAATAGCCATTTTTTATAGCTCCTATTAAGATGCGTTGTTACCAAGCGTAACTTCTAATTGTGGCTGATTGAACTTAACGATAACTTCAGAGAAGTTAGTAGCGTTAATAGCTGTCTCAGGAACAACATCGATTACACGGACTGGAAGAGTAGCTGTGTTAGCAGCTGAGCCTGATACTACTGACAAACCAGAGTCACCAGTGGTTGCATTGCCTGCACCAGTAGCGATTTCCATGTTTGTACCAACAACCGCACGTGTTACAGAAGTAACAACGCTTGTATTGCCAGAAGTAGTCACAGCTACTTTATAAGCAGCTTGTGGGTCTAAAACTACGTAAGCAACGCCATTAGCTGAAGATGCTGGGTAGTATTGACCTTGAACAGGTTGACTTGATGAATTAGTGTAAGAACATCCTACAAACACGCCCAAAGTTGGTTGTGCTGTAACGTTCGCACCAATTGCTGATTTTTCTACAGTTCCACCGGTTACTAGTTTAACAACGTCACCGTAGTAGATTGCTGTACCGTAAGATGCCGTAATAGGAATCTGACGAATAGCGCCGGCGTAAGGTTTGCCGTCTACAGAGTTAATTGGTAGTAAACCGTATGGAGCTGAAACGGTTGGATAAGCCATTTAAGAACTCCTAATTAAAATTAAAAAATTATTCACCTTTACCAAAGGTAGTCGTAGACTTTCTCTCGTTAAAGATAGGCATACGAGCATCGCTCTGGCGCATTAAGGCATTGTCAACGGCCCTCATCTGAGAATCTGTGTTTTTCTGAACATACGCATTGCGCTGTTCCACAAACTCCTTCGGAGTTTTCATTAACAACAACCCACCAACCTCGATTTTGTCTTTATATCGACCTTCTCGGCTAGCTAACAGTTGTAATTCTGACTGCTCTTCCATCGCTACAGCTTCCCACCCTTCTTGCATCGCCTTTAAGACGTTGCGGTCGTCAGGTGCACCGTTGATAGAAGTGCGTACCCATCTATAGTCATAGCCTTCTTCTTTAATTGGCTCTGGTAATAGTGAAGCTGGACGCCACTGTTTAGGACGTTCTGCCTTTTCACGGGTCTCTAATTCGCGAGCAAGTTTGTTTGGTGCAACCATTTTAAGCCTCCAGTTTCTGCATTTCACGAGCATATTGCTCAGGGGTCAAACCAAGTTTTTTGGCTAGCGCCACCTGGCTTGCTTTTAGCACAATTCGTTTAGACGCCGTGCTTCGCGTTGCTGGTGCAACCACTGGTGCTGGTTTTGCATCTGCGCGCTGACTAGGCTTGTCGCCCCCGGTCTGCGTTTGTACTTCTTCAGAGAAATTCTCTGGAAATCTTTTGCGCATCGTTTCATCAATGCGTTTGAAATAATCTTCCGAACCAACAAATTGCTTTCCGAAATTCTTTTCTAACTTAGCATGTGCAGCTAAAGCTAAGGCTGTCATTTCTTCGTCTGGACCATACCAAGTGTTCTTTTCGAGCCACTTAGAGGTTAACGGGTCAACCTTTGGCTGTTGCTGATACTGCTCTTGTTGTGATTTAACAACATATTCTTCCTCTTGTAAAGCGGTTGGCTTAAAGTTTTTTACTTTATCCGCTTTTATGGCAGCGCTGTTTAGTGCAGTTTGGGCGTCAACAATACGGTCAGTATCGCCCGAATCCACCGCATCACGGTAAGCACGCTTAGCTGCGTCCATCTCTAATTCAGCAGCATTTTGCACTGTGCTGATATATTCTTTCTCACCTGTAGAGTATGCTTCTTTAAGTTTCTTGTTCTCTTCAAGTAACCGCTGAGCCACTCGAATAGCCTCTTGCTGTTCACGCAAGGCTTCTTCTTTAGCTCTACGCTCATCGTGCCAAACTTTCTTCATCTGGTCGATTCGCTGTTTTACTTTCTTAGAATAGTCTTTAAGGTCATCCTCTTCTAATTCTTTAACAGTTTCCTGGTCTAAGGGGACAGCATTACGGTCCGCTTCAGGTCTGTCATCTTCAATTTCAATAGCAAAATCATCAGCTTCCGCCTTGACTTCACCACCTTTAGCCGCTTCTTCGGCTTCAATTTCGTCTGGAAACTTAAAGTCTTCCTGTTCTAATTCTGGCATTTTCTACTCCTTATTTGCGTTTGATACCGCGTGGGTCGTCTACTACGGCCTCTACGGAGTCATCGTTAATGATGCGGAACTCGCGTCCGTGAATAACCAATCTTGAACCTGTGTGCGGGCGAACCAACACAAAGTCGCCTTTTTTGCACCAAGCGCCGTTCGGAAAACGAACTTTATCTTGATAACAATCCGGGCCTAAGTCCACTACGAATAGCACCGTAGTTAGAGCTTCTTCAAAATTAATTGTTGCGTCGGCCTTGATAAGACCGCTTTCGTACTCTTTCTCAATCTCAGGGATTGCACAAAGTATGCGATAGCCTTGCGGCTTCGGTAATTGCGATGCTTTTTGTTCCGGCGATGTATCTAGAATTGCTCCTAGGTCCACTGCCTGTGACAAATCAATCGTCATCAGAGTTCTCCAGTTTTTTTGCAAGGTCAAGGATTAAGGATTCTGCGTATGAAAGACCCCGAATTTCACCGCAGATTGCGCGGTATTCCGCGTAATCTTTTGCAGCCGAACCAGCTAAAGCTGTCGACAGTTGTTCTTGTTTCTCACGACATTGTTTGAGTAGAACCTCAAGTGCTGTCATTCTTTATTACCTTTTGGTTGGTTCATCTGCGCTCTGTTACGAGCGATTTCTGCGCCAATCTTCAAACCTTCTAGCTGGTCCTTAGAGGCCAACTGGGCTTTATCTTTAGCGACTTTTGCGCCAACTTGCATACCCGCAATTTGTTTTTGGGAAGCAATACGTTCGCGTTCGATATCAAGCTGGTCAGCCTTGGCTGCCGCATCAACTTGTAACTTCTGCTGTTTAAGCTGCAATTCTGCTTGCTTAATTTGTAACTCTTGCTGTTGCATTTGAATCAATGGGTCTTGCTGAGCCTGAGCGTTTTGCTTAGCTTGCTCTTCCTGTTGGTTCTGTTGCAACATTTGTTGAGCGGCTTGGGCTGCTCTTTGAGAAATTTCAACTTCCATAGATTCTGGAATAGCTTGGTCTTCTTCTTCTCTACCGCGTGGTAACTCAATACCCATGCGCATTTCCATCTGCTTCTTATACTCGTAGCCTAGGTGTTCCGCAATATGCGCTTGCATCGCAGCACCGATTTGCTGAGCCATAGGAGATTGTCCTACTAACTGCATAATCTTAGGGTCTTGCATAGCAGCCATATGAACAGCAATATGAGCTTGATGGTCTTGGTAGTAGAAAGCCTTGATTGGCTTCATCGACAAAACGTTTTGATTCTCAGTTACCGGGTCTTGTGGTTTCTTATCTTCTTCAATTGGAACTAGTTTCTGATAATTTTTAATACCCAATACGTCTAGCATCTGACGATGTAATACTGGTAAGTCATATAACTGAGGGGCTGTAGAGGCTAATTGAAGAGCCGCTTGGTACTGCACAACCTTCTGAGACATTGTCGCTGCGTTAGGGTCACTAACTGGAATAACGTCAACCATGTCATAGTCTGACTTCTTAGCCAAACGTGAGCCTTCAACTGGTTCGTAGCTGTAGTCGGGTGGTGTGTAGTCAGCAATGATGCGCTTCAACAACTTTAATTCTTGTTTCATTGCATAGTGAATACGAGCTTGAACTGCGCTCATCACTTTCAATGTTCTTTCCAAGATTGCCAATGTTGTACCAACTGGTGAGTTGGCTGACATATCAGATACCTTCATATCGGCTGCTGCCGCAAAGCGACGGCCTTCATCAATAATCTGGTTCATCAATGCAAATAATGTTTGGCTTGGCTCTTTATATGGAAGAGGTAGGATGTTGTCACGCATAGTGCCACTTGGTACATCCACGTCACGGAACTCACCTGGGCTTATCGGGGTGTCGTCACCTTTGATGCGCATACCGCGAGTTTTGAAACCGCCTGGCAAATTAGATAATGTACCAGCGTCGACAAGCTGACGAAGGATAGAAGTACCAGACTTAGCAAAAGCACCAATAAGATGGATAAGGCCAAACGCATAGAAGCCAAAACCAGGGATATACGGGTAATGAACGAAGTGATTACGTTTTGATTGTGTCTTATCATCTGGTTCCCAGTTTCTACGAATAGCTAGTACCGTGCTGGTACCTTTCTCAATAGTAACAACGTATGGAAGAGCAATACCTGTAACTTCTCCATCTTCATCTGTATGCTCGTAGCCAGGAATATCTAAGTCCACGTGCATCTCTAATAACTTATAGCGGTCATCAGATGTAGCTCTGAAGCCCATCTGTTCTGCAATCTTTTTCTCTACTTCATCTAGAGAGTTAACTGGGTCGCCTAACTCTACATCACGATAGAAGCCAGCCACTTGCAATTTAACTAACTCGTTCTTAGTCTTACGCATCACATGAGTCACACGCTCTGCTGACTCTAAGTTTGACGCGCCATAAGGAACGACTACGTCTTCCGCTGGAATAAATATAGAAGCTTGACGCTCTAGACCTGGGTCGTAATAAACTTTTTTGAACGCATTACCAGAAAGACCTAAGCCCCATAGCAATCTCTCGTGCTCAGGACGGTACTCTTTCATTACTTCAGTTAACTGGTAGTTCATGTCCGCAGCCACTCGAACGGCCGCATCTTTTTTCTCTGCTGTTTCTTTGCCGATAATCTCCGTCTTTACAGGACCCGCTGCTGGAAACGTTTCCATCATTGTCTCTGCTTGGAACTTAACTAGCGCTTCACTCAATAGTGGGTGATACACACCGCATGCGCCTTCCCAAGGTTCAGCTCTATCTTCAATCTTCATACCTAATAGCTCTAAGCCATCAACGTATGTTTGCATCCAATCTTTACGGGCGCCAATATCAGAATCAAAGTCACCAATTAAATCAGAAGCTAACTTCTGTAAAGTGCCTTCGTCTAAATCTTCTGCTAAGTTAGCCGAGAAGTCATCTTCTTCATCGTCCTCTTCGATGCGCAGAATAGGCATACCATCAATGCCAATAGTTACAGATTCTGGGTCCTCAATCTCAATCTCTATAGGAGCAAAGCCCTGAGCCATTGCTTCTTCTTCGATGCCTAGAGGTGCTTGGTATAAACCTTTATCAATTGCCATTTTTTAGCCTTTAGTAGTATGGAACTTTCCGACGTAAACCTAATGGTTCATCTTCTTCGTCGGAGTCTAATCGGATAAATCCGCCACGTCTGAATCTTAACAGGGCTTGGGAGGTGCTGTCCACTAAGTCATCATGTTCGCCCGAAGGAAATGATGCTACTTCTTCAACTACCTCATCCGCCCATCTGGTACTTGGTACCCACACCCGCCCTGAAGCGAAGATGTCAGCCACCGCATTAAGTCTTGCAATCTTGTCGTTACCCTTACTTGGGGTGAACTCTTGTACTGGAATGCCCATCGCACGTAGTTCATAGATAAGTGGACCACCGGAAGCCTTGGCTTCCACGATGAACGCATCTGGGTCCCAGTCTTTCCACTCCTCAAACGCCCGTTGTTTTAGCTCCGGGAACTCCATACGCTTTTTGAACGCATTAAGTAGGATGATATTTGCCTGGTCAAGCCCTGTATCGTCGGGTTGATAGAACACCCCCCACGTTGTACACGCCGAATAGTCACTCCGTTCATTCTTTGTGAACGCCGTATCCCATGATTGAATAACAAACTCACAAGGAGGAGGATTACTTGGCTCCCAATACTGCCACCATTCACGTTTAATAATGGCTGAAACCTCGGAAGTCGGCTGCTGCATGTACTGCGCCATCCATTTGCCAACCGGAAGTTCATTTTTTAGTGCTAAAAGCTCTTTTTGTTCCCAAAACTCAGGCCAAAGGGGTCTGTTATCGTCAAAAAGTGCAGGAAACTCAATAACTTCCCAGCCTTCACCGTTTCTATCGGCGTCCGCCTTGACTACTCGACCCGTTAAGTCCTTCTTAGACCACCGAGTCATAACAATTATGATTGCACCACCTGGTTGTAGACGCTGACGAGGGCCGGATGTGTACCATTCGTACGTTTTGTCGTACACCTCAGAGTTAGTTTCGGCTAATGCAGCCTCTTGTTCTGAGTGAGGGTCGTCAATAATGAGTATGTCAGCGCCTTTACCTGTAACAGCACCGCCAATACCAATAGCGAAATAGTCGCCACCCTTGTTAGTCGCCCATCGTCCAGCAGCTTTTGAGTCAGCTTGCAGTCCAACGCCAGGGAATATGGATTTGTAGACTTCGGAATCAACCAAGTTACGAACTTTACGACCGAAGCCCACAGCCAACTCTGCTGTATGAGAGGTTTGGATGACTTTCTTTTGAGGGAATTTACCAAGAAACCAAGCTGGCAACAAATAAGACGCGAACTCAGATTTAGTATGGCGTGGAGGCATATTAATAATAAGTCTTTTGCACTGACCATTAGCCACTCTTTCAAACGCATGAGCCATCTCAACATGGTGTCTCCCGTTAATGAACGTCGGCCAGACCTTCTTCACGAAACTCATGAAGTCCACTTGTGCCGCTTCTTTACTCTTAAGTTCTTCTAGTCGCTCAAGCTCTTCGAGCAACTTAGCTTGTTCCGCCTCTGGTAGGAGATGCAGGATTTTGGGGATGTCTTTTAGGGAAACACTCTCTAGGACACTACTCACTCTTGTCTCCCAGTTCCCCAGTTTTATCATCAGGTTTCCGGCTAGCCACTCCAAGCTCCGCATCTAATACATCTGCTCTTGGCGTGATTGGCTCAACATCTACCACGTCAGTTTTAAGTAAGCGTTTGATTCGCTCCTTGATTGCAGACTCTAAATCAGTTGAGTTCTTGTAGTTCACTGTTACTTCGGAACGCTCTGTAAATAACGCTATATCCGAATGCTTACCTAATAGTTCAAGTGCTTTAAGCTCAAACCTCGGGTCACCACAGTTAGCTAATTCCAGTAACTTATTTGTTAGTGCCGAACGCACGTCGCTCACATCTACTGCCAGCCGTGCGCTGTATACGCGAAGAAATTCTCGTGCAGAAAATGCCACCCCTGGATTGCTTAGGGCGCCCTTGTCTTGTTTCTTGATAGCTGCCTCGGCCAACCTAGCTGTTGCCGCTGCGTCTTCGGGACTCATTTCAGGAATGGTTCCACCTAGTTGCTCAAGTAAATCTTGGGTGTTAGCAGTCACTGCCAATTCTTCAGAAAAGGATGATGTCTCTACTTTGTCAGTAGAGTAAGGGACCGGATGGTCCTTGGTAGGTTCAATGTTAATACTCATGCAGGGCGAATCGGGTGCGCTCCAGTTGTTTGGTGTGAGTATATACGTATTTTTAAAAAGTGCAAACAAAAAAGACCCCGGGGGTACCGGGGCCGCTAACTAAGGAAATAACAAACAAAGCATCCACTCTCACATGGATGGAATTAGTTTAGCAAAAAATATACCCCCCGTGTATGGGACCCTAAATAAAAAGTAAGGGGGTGGTTTCGCTGGATGCGAATAAAGGTACGTCTCAACGGAAATTAAAGGGGGTACCCCCTACTCTAATATAAGTAAGCTAATAAGGTACCCGGATTTAATAATAAATACGTGAGTTTTGAGGGGCACTATTAAGTTAAACCAAGTGACTATAAAGTTTTAAATCGGAGTATTGGTTGCGCAGATTATAGAGTAAAGGGGAGATGGGACTCCTATTCTGTATTTTTGGGGGGTGGGGTGTCTAGGTTTT